GCGGAATTCTGGCGTGTGCTGTTTGCGTGGCTTCTTACTGGTTGATGCTGGTTTTGTCATGAGTCACCTCTGATTGAGAGTTTACTCACTTAGTCGCGTGTCCACTATTCGCGGGTAGGATCATATATCCTTCTCAAAGGTATCAAGGATTTCATCACGATAACGCAGTGACCAGCGGTCTGCTTTATGCTGATGCCACTCGCGAGCAATTGCTTCAAAAGTATTTTCAAAGCTGATTTTTTGGGCGATTTTCTCGGCTTTCTTTATCTCACCAGGATCATTTCCTGCTGCTATAACCTTTTTTGCCACATCGCGTTTATCACGCGCTTCAGCGAGTGATACCTCTGGGTAGACACCAAAAGCCAGGCGTTTCTCTTTACCGCCATAGCGATACTTCAATCTCCAATAGCGAGAACCACTGGCTGTCACTTCAAGATAAAGCCCGCCACCATCAGAGAGTTTGTATGACTTATCTTTAGGCTTAGCGGTTTCAACTTGTCGGGCTGTTAGCTTCATTGGGGGCGCCTCAAAATGGGGGCATCATCAATGCCCCCTATGATGCCCCCAGAATGTACTTGATTCCGGTAGACATGAGTTGACATTAGTTGACATTAGTAGAGCGCTGATGGCTTTATTTATTGGTATTATAAGGGATTTATTGAATATGGTGGAGTTCAGGAGAGGTTAATTGGCGGAAGATCACAGGAGTGATTTTTGACGCATAACAGCATGTATTTATTGTGATTTTTATATTTATAATCTCTTTGTTATACACATCTCTATACACATTTTCTGGCCTGACAAACAATCTATTGATAAAGCACCAGTGACCGATCTTATAAAAAACTTTTTTTTGGGAAAACTGTTCATACTGTTCACTAGGTTATTTTATTTATATTATTCATGTGCTTATGAGGTGAATGGTTGGTGAACAGTGAACACTTTACTGTTCACTTTTGCTGTTTTACAGGTAAAAAAAGACCGGCGATAGCCGGTCAGGGTAGGTTATTTCGCTATTGGGTCATCGCACTTTGGCAGCCAGTCGGCGTTGCTTTCTTCCCTGAGCGTGAGATTGGTCTGTATGCCCTGATTTTTACGGCGCTTCTCATAACTCAGCCCGTACTCTTTCAGCATGGCTGGCAACCCCTTACCGAACATGGTGAGGCTCAGGGTATTTTTGTAGCCGTGGGCTTCCATATAAGCCAGATAGGAATGATACAGATACTGGCGCGGCTGACGCGGAATGATATTGGCATTGCCGATATACATCCCTTCAGGCTCCGGCAGTGCCTCCAGATAGCCACAAAAATCAAAGGTCGGGTCAGCGTCGCGCTTGATGCTGAGGGCCTCATCAGAGTTCTGCTGTGACTGGAGCAGGGCACGCGCGGTCATCGGGTCGCTGAACTTCTGCATTAGCTGGCGCACAATCACGGCCAGCTCGCGGGCGATTTTGTTCTTAAGCTGCGGGTCGCGTTCATCCGGGGCAATCTGTTCCGGGAAATGCAGTATCACCCGGCGACGGGAAACACCGCCGCTGCGGTCGGTAAATCGCATCGGGTTATTGTTCACGGCCAGAATCACCGCCGGGATATGGGTGGAGTACGCATCCTTGTATTTCGGGTCGACCGAGACCGCATCACCACCGGTGATGGCCTTGAGCCCTGCCCCGTCACCACTCCATTTCTCCTGGTCAGGCAGTCGTATCAGCGAGAAGCCAATCAGCGCCGCGCGCTCACGCGGTGATTCCAGCGTTTCGATGGTGGCCGATGTGGCGTTATCTTCTCCGGCGAGCATGGTTGCAATTTCGGCCAGAATACTTTTCCCGCTGCCACCGGGGCCGGTCACTTCGAGAAAGAGTTGCCAGTCGTACCGGTTCGCTAGCACCATAAACAGCGCGGCCAGAATCACGTCACGCTTTTCCGGTCGGCTACCGGCGGCACGGTCGAGCCAGCGCCAGAAATCCGGCGCATGGGTTTCGAGCGTTTCACCCTCCACCGGCGGGGTAAAATCGACATCACAGAGTGTGCGCAGCCAGTGTGATTTATGGTGCGGGCTGAATGTGCCGGTGGCGGTATCGAGTACGCCGTTGCGAAAGCCAATCAGACGTCGTGCGGGGGTGTCCTGCTGCGGAATAATCAGTTTCAGGGTTTCCACCACTGAGGCAATTTTCCCCGACGAGAACGGCGCGCGCAGACGCTGGAACAACCCGGCCACGTCGCGGGCAAAGTCCGAAGGCGGAATGATTTTCCATATCCCGGCCTCATAGCGGGACAGGAGCTGGCCGTTCGCGTCCACGGCCAGCGCTTCGCCATAGTGCTCATGCACCCGCATTGCCTTTTCACTGGTGCTCATGGCGGTAAATTCCGCCTCACTCATGGTAGAGAAAGGACTGTCAGCCGGTGGCCGGATGGCGTCATAAATCGCTTTCCGCGACGCCTCCTCACCTTTGTGCATAAATGCATCATTCCAGTCACCGAACACCGGCGGCAGGGCAACAATACCCTCGCAGGCTTCTGCGGCCGCTGCGGCTTTGGTCTGGCCGTCGCCGTTAAGGTCGCGGTCGGCGGCGAGGGCAATCTGACAGGCCGGGTATTTCTGACGGGCAAGGCTTGCCAGAGAAAGGAGGTTCACGGACGACAGCGCCACCATGACGGTTTCCCCGGTCAGGTGATGCACGGTGAGCGCGGTCGCATAGCCCTCCGCAATCCACAGGCGTTTTCCCGCCTGTTTTTTTCCTTCGAAGATATGGCACGCTCCTTTTACCGCCCCGCCTTTCAGGGTGCGTTTGAGACCGTCAGAATTAATAATCTGAACGTTAACCAGCGCCCCGGCATCGTCATACAGCGGGACAACCATATCACCGGCGCGGAACGTCACGCCGCCGGTTTTATGTGTGGCCGTCAGCATGGCACATTCATGACCGGGGAATCCCTTGCGGGTGAGGTAGGCGTTGCCGGTGGCCGGTCGGGTTTTCTCCATGAGCCTGACGGCCAGCGCGGCCGCCGCTTTCCGGTCAGCCTCCGTTCCGGCTTCTGCGGCCGCAATCACTTCCGGGGCCACCGGCGGCAGGTTGCCGGTCACGGCGTTCACCTTTCCGGCGGCCTCAGATGCAGACACACCAAACACTTTCTCTACCAGTTTCAGGCCGTCACCCGCGCCACACTGGTTACAGAACCACGTTCCGCGCCCTTCTTTATCGTCAAAGCGAAAGCGGTCAGAGCCGCCGCATACCGGACAGGCCTGATGGCGGTTTTTAATCACCTTTACCCCCAGCGCCGGGAAAATGCGCGGCCAGTGGCCGCACGCCAGTTTTACGGTTTCTGTTACGTTCATTTTCATCGTTATTTCTTTCCTCAGTGCATTACCGGCGCGGTGATGTGGCGGGCGCACAGTTCATCCATCACGACCAGCCCGAGAAAGGACAGCGACGGGGCGGCTTTAAGCGGTCCGGCTTCCATTAAATCTTCCAGCAGCGCACAGGCAATCTGACGGCCCTTTTCCTCGCCGTGCTGGCGTAAATAAAACCCTTCCAGCTCGTCGGTCATGGCACTTTCAAGCGTGTCGAGGGTAAGCAGCGGATAGCGGTTCTGATGTTCGCATACGGTCAGCCAGGCGCAGGCGATCGCACGGCGATATAGCGCAACACGTAAAGCAGGGGTTAACTGAACAGGCATAATCTGTCTCCTGAAGGCGTGCGTATCCCTGCGCGAATACGCACATTTCATTTTTGTTGTCGATTTTTAATTACAGATACGGGTGGTAATCGTTATCCGGTTTTATTTCCGGCTCCGTCCGGGAAATATTCCGCCACGCCCGCGGTACTGCTGCGGGCCGCTTCACGGGTGGCCTGTCAGACGGGTAATTATCGAGATTTTTATCCCGCCATTGCTGCAATACCGGGTCGGCAGCGATTTCGCGTAGAACGGCGTGACGGTTTTCAGGATTGCGCTTAAATACATCGGGATGCCTGCAGGTAAAGTCCCGCAAAAAACGACCGAGTGGAATTTCTGCCATGTCCCCGGTACCGATTATACGAATGAGGATGGTGTAGGTGCGCCGGAAGGGGTTCCAGACTTGCCCCGGACAGCGGTACGGCATATCCCACGGAATGCCACCGGCCAGAATGCCCACCACCTGTACATCAGGAAAACCGGCTGAGCGGAACATTTCGCCCGGCTGTGGGAAATCAAACATGCTCCACCTCCTGCGCAAGAAAATCACGGCACAGACCTTTCGCTTTCAGTTCTTCGAGCACATAGTTGATGTCTTCGTGGAGATAGCTAAAAATCTGCGGTAAGTAAAGCTGGTGCAGACCGTTAAGCTCACGGTGCAGTAAATCACCGCCTACGAACTGCGAGACGGCGCTTGCGCGATTGAGTTTATGGAATGCCTCAAGGCTGAGGTGTTCCTTGATGGCGTTAAGGTCATCACTATTCGCTGAGACGATATGAGGGGTGTTTTTATTACGCATGTGACACCTCTGCAGCAGGCAGACGAGCCGCGAGGGAGAGAATGTAATCCCTGACAAGAGAACGGCGGGCAGTGCGCTCGTCACCAGCGACGGTGCGGAGCATACAGATACGGGGCTTACGGTCAACGCGACGGATAGCGGCAAACACGAAGACAAATTCAGGGTGTGACGGGGTGGGGATCGTAGCCATTGGGGGCAATCTCCTTGAAGTAGTCTGAAAAACTACCACCGGAAACGCCAATTTCACTGGTGGCAGCCCGAACGGGGTTGGCGTAACCGGCCTTCAAGGAAACCGGCCAGCCCGAAGGCTGCCCCGCCCGGACTACCATTATCTCACTGCAACTATGATGTACACATAAACACCACAGCCCGAAAAATGGGTGAGTCTGGACCACGACGTAAAAAAACACGCATGGCGCGTGTAGTGTCGCCTTGAAGTTATACGGAACGCCAATTCCGGCTGCCGATTTTGCGACAGCAACGAAACTGTACCAGGAAACACACAACAGATGCAAGCCAGAAAAAGGGGCTTTTTGAAAGTGACTCTGATTCATGCGTCACACTTCCTGTTGCGGTGAGCAATGCGTTCAGCCATCCACGCGGTCACTTCTGACTGGAGCCATGCGACGTTTTTCCCACCGAGGGAGACCTGCGCCGGGAAAGCGTTACGGGCGATTAAATCGTAGAGGGTGGAGCGGGACAGGCCACACTGATGGATCACTTCCGGGAGGCGTAAAAAACGCTCCTGAGTCGGTGCTGAAACTGGCATCAGATGTGCGCTGGTTGGGGACGCTGGTACTGATAAAGCGGTGTGCATAACGCTACCTCATTAATATCCACAGAGATCCGAACTTATCCGTCCGTAATCGGGTAGCTCTCTATTTTGTGAATATTTTCGCCCATTGCAACAGTGCCTCAGTCTGTCTTAGCGGCATTTTGAGCGTTATTTAAACAACGGCTTTAAAAATTAAGATTAAATTGTCACATGACGCGCTGAGACGTTCATGAAATCCAATTAACCAGTAAATCGGGTTAATATTTAAATTATAAAACACTAAAAAAGTTAGATTTTTTTTGGAACATATATTAGTGAACAGTAGTGAACAGTCGGTGAACACTTTTCTCTCAATTGTTCACCTCTTAAATTACTGTATTAACTATATTTTTATTTACAGTGAACAGTAGTGAATAGTTATATATAAAAAAACAAACAAAGAGAGGGTTATCCTGCGACCTTTCTTTGGCCAGCCGCATTTTAATCCTCGTTTGTGCCATTTCCGCCACAACTGCAATGGGTCGAGTTGTTGTGCGGCGCGATGCAGAATCTCCTCAGCTTGACATCACTGAGGAGTAATAACATGACCACCACAACCATTCCTGAATATCTGGCCCCGGCATTCCGGCAACTGGACGCAGCCAGAGCCACTCATCTTGAAAACGCCCGTCTGATGGATGACATCACCACCGCGATTGACCGTACCGCACAGCAAAAAACCGAGGTTGAGCAGGAGAACGGGAGTGAAGCGAGTGAATGGCGCGCGGCATTTCGTGCCGGTGGTGCGGTGCTGACGGATGAGCTGAAACAACAGCATCTGGCGCGTGTGGCTTCCCGTGAACTGGCACAGGAGTGTGACCGGCTCGCTGAGGTGCTGGCTTTTGAATGTGACCGGCTGAAAGGTAACTGCGACAGTACGGCCAGAGCATACCGTCAGGCGCATCATAACGTGCTGAGTCTGTACGCCGGTAAGGAGCTGGATAACGCGCTGCGTGAAACCTGCGGCGCACTTGTGCGGGCGATGAAACTGAAAATACTGGCGCAGGGTAATCCGCTCGCGAATAACATCGGAACTCAGGGTTACACCGAACCGGATAAAGCGGTTATGCAGGAGGTCAGGGCATGGCTTGAGCGTGCAGTGAAAGACTGCCACATCCGTCTGGCTGATGAGCCTGTGCTTTATAAAGCCGGGCTGTCAGCGGAGACGCTACCGCATATGAATTACGGCGTGGCCGCTACAGGCGCCCAAAAGAAGGTATGGTTTGAAAATTTACGTGAGCGTGAAGCTGACCTTAAGGCACGGGGGGTACTGGCATGATGCACTGTCCGTTCTGTAAAAAATCTGCGCACACGCGCACCAGCCGTTATCTGTCTGAAAACGTTAAGCAGCGCTATCATCAGTGCACCAATATCGAATGTTCAGCGACCTTCCGCACCATCGAATCGATTGATGAGGTTATCCGGCCGCCGGCGGAAAAAGAGCAGCCCGACCCGACGCCGGTAACGCCGCCACCGCGTAAAGTCCAGGGCTGCTACAGCTCGCCGTTCCGTCA